CTTCTTCTTATCCAGTATCTGTGTGGATGTAATATACTTCCCACAGAACTCAGCTATTGAAGTATGACGGAACGACTTGTCCGCATTAATCTTCAATCCGATGTCTTGGCAAAACTGTTGGTAGTCATCACCCAGTCTTTTGCCTATCGTGGTACAGTCATCACCAGTTATCTTAGCTGGTGGGCGACTGGTACAAGGATCAAGTAATTTACCTGTTTCCTTGTAATAGCAGTAGGCGACAATATAGCCATTAGCTATAGACGCCAACGGGAAGGATGGCGGAGTTCCCATTCCTGTCCCTGTTCCGAACTTTAGAGTCTCATGTTTGAGCCCTAATGCGGAAGCTTCCCACTCCCCTGAATTGATTTCATCGAGGAGGGCCAAGTCGAACTCGCGTAGGATATCGATCCTAACGAGTTCTTGGATAATTGGTCTCTGTATATCTTTATACGAGAAATTATCGGTAAAGGCAGATTGGTCAAATGAACAAATCTCCTTTGGGTGAGCTCTCTGAAGATTACGTTTAATCTCAGATTGCAAGTAGCGTCTAGCACCATCTTGGTCCATGACGCCCTGTAATGTCCATCTAGACTCGATTTCTTCGAGCTTATGGAACATTGGTCTAGACATTACGTCTAGCAACAATAGAAGGATCCAAACCACTCTGGGTTTTTGTGCATCCTTCGGAACTACAGCTGCACTGCCAACTGGTAGTTCGTGGTCAACGGGTTTAGGTATAATTAATCCTTCTGCCCGGACGTCAACTCCATAGACGAGGCATGATACCGCGTCATCTGGATAGGTCTGGAGCATCCTATTTACCACAGGATGTCTCAGTTGCGCCTCGAGGTCAACTGACTCTCGAGATCCCCGCTTCGTAGGCTTCAACCGTTCGTTATCTAACGTACGTGACGCCTTATCACTGATAGATGTAGATCGTAAGATATCATATCTTCGACTATCATCAATACACAGCCGTTCACATAAAAACGGTGTGTATAGCGTAACAAAGTGTTGAAAATCGGTAACAACATCTTTGTTTGGGTTGCAAACGTGGGAAATCACTTCACGTTGCAATCTCTTTTCCTCTCTGGACAGACCCGTAATTACGGCTGCAGATTTGAGGTTCGTGAGAGATGCCCATATCTTATAGGTCATTTCTCCGGGTTCTAACCTGGTCATCACCTGAAGCCAGTGTTTAGTGTAATCATTACCTAGGATAGTATTCCCATAACTATCCTTATACTCGATGATGTCATGTGACTTCACGAGATGCGGTATAGCAGAAGGGTTAACAAATGTGTTACCCTGCATAAGATTATGGAATACTGTACTGATTTCAGTAGCAGTTACAACATAATCTGACGGAGACTGATTACAAAGTTCTCCTACCACCTTTTGGATTTCTTCATCAGGAAGATAATCCGACAAAGTGGCCCTCATGTGGCCGCAAATAGCAGAGGTATCGATATTAGATACCATAGGTGATTCCTCCTTTCTGACTACAACCTGTCAGAGGTGGGAACTGCTAATGCAGAGTCAGTCGCGATTGCCCATCGCCCTTGACTAGGTTGCACTAATTGGACTTATGCCATATGTGCAAAAACTCAGATCTTACACTCAGTAAGAGGCGAGTTTTT